GTAGGTTCTACCCGACTCATTTACTCCACCTATAAAGTCAGAACCTAATGAGTAACCATCTGAATTATAGCTAGATATAGATGTATTTCCGTGATTGCTCTCAGCAGCTGTTGTGTTTGAAGAGAGCATGTAGGAAATATCTGTTCTTTCACTATCTGAGAGGTAATGTCCGATAGCACTGTTTCTACTTTTCGTCCAAACCAACCCACCTTCGCCACTAAGGTCAATCCCATTGGTAATACTTTGTGTAGAGCTATTCCCCTCATACAAGTAAGTGCTGAACACATCCTCAATATTCAGGCCAGCACCACCTGCAGCACCTGCAACACCTTGTAAGAACTTAGCTAGTTTTGCCATTATGTATAAGACCCTGCGTATGCACCATAAAGTGTAGAACCAATCTTCCAGAATACTAGTGTGTCATTGGCTGTAAGTGTAGGTGCAACATTACCACCAGATGTAACCCATGTCAAGGTAGGCCATGTGACTGTGTAGCTTGCACCAGCATTTAGCATAAGCACAATAGACTCACCATCTGCCAAGCTGTCAGTGAATGTAACGTTACCTGTAAGTGTGACTGTTTGGATAGAACCATTGTCGTAGGTAAGACCAATGGATGATGCGTATGTAACTGTAGTGGTTGTTTCTACGACACCGCCAGAGAGGTAGAGGTCTTTGAAGCGGTTTGAAGACCACCCTAAGTCCATTGCGTTGTCTCTATTTCCACCAGATGTGCTTGAAGGGCCAAGGCTATCAACCCCAGAAACAGGGCCAACAAGTTTTACAGCGTTCTGGTTACCCGAAAGATATATAACCTGAGTGCCAGATGCGTTCCCAATACTCCCCACAGTGGCCTGATCTTTAGTAAACGTAATAAGTGCGCCATCTGAGGTTTTGCGGTTAATACCTAGAGGATAATTACCAGTAGCAGTAAACCAAGAGTTACCATTTGGTTGAACTAACAGGCCGTTATCATCGTTATTTACTACAGTCTTACCCACCAGCAAGTTACCGCTGCTGTCGATGCGCATGCGTTCTGCATTGCCAGTAAAGAATGTAAGAATGTTTGTGCCAGCCGCAGTAAAGTTTATACCAGTTGCGTTTGCGCCACCACTGTCATTGAAAACACCATACCCTGTTGGGATTTCCATACCACCGCCAGCTAACGTAAGTTTTGCATTTGCGCTAGGCGAACTCGTCCCAATGCCAACATTATTATTGGTGCTATCAACGTGCAGCGTGTTAGTATCTACGGTCAGATCGCCACTAAACACCGCTGATGTACCGTTAAGCGTACCCGTCATAGTATCGCCAGCTACTTCAACGTAACGAGCATCTGCCTGTGACTTAGTATAAGTATCAGCTACTACAAATGTACCATAAGCTACAATATCAACAATATCACCTGTAGTTGCACCTGTAGTTAATACAATAGACGTACCTGATGTAGCAGTAAAGTCTGTGCCTAGTAAAAGCTTTACACCATTCAAGTACACATCTACATACCCTGCGTCATAAGTAGCAGCAAATGTAGTCTGACCAGATGTAGCAGTGTAAGTCTGACGATCTGTTGTACCGTTTACAGAGGAACCTGCAGCAGTCCAACCAGAACCACCATACACCTGCATAGTGTCTGTTGTAGTGTTAAAGTACAGTGCACCGATTACAAGAGCATCACCATCGTTATCTAGTGTAGGAGCAGAAGCCTTAGCACCTAAGTATCTGTCATCAAAGCTATCATAAGATGCGGCTGCACTGGTTGCACTTGCGGCAGCAGCAGTCTCAGAGTTAGCTGCGTTAGTTTCACTTGTTGCAGCATTAGTCTCTGATGTAGCTGCAGCAGCAGCACTTGCAGCAGCGGCTGTAGCACTACCTAGAATACCATCTACGTATGTTTTAGTAGTCAGGTCAGCAGCATTAGTAGGTGTGTAAGTAGTAGTAATCTTAGAGCTACCCATGTCGATAGCACCTGTCATAGTGCCACCAGATAGTCCAAGGAAGTTAGTAGTTACATAGTTCTGTGTAGCTGCATCCTGTGCTGCAGTAGGATCACCTAGTCCAGTGATCTTGTTTGTACCCATAGCAATAGCACCAGTCATCGTACCACCTGCTAGTGGGAGCTTGGTTGCTATGCTTGTTGTAATAGTTGTAGAGAAGTTAGGGTCATCACCTAGAGCAGCAGCTAGTTCATTTAGTGTATCTAGTGTACCAGGGGCTGAGTCAACTAGGTTAGCTACTTGTGTGTCTACGTACCCTTTTGAAGCAGCATCTCCTGAAGCTACAGGAGTACTTAGGTTAGTAATGGTAGCAGTAGTAGCTGCATCCATGTTCAATGTGCCGTTGATAGTCACATCGTTAAATGTAGATGAACCACTTGAAGCTGTAACGTTACCTGTTACATCACCTGTCAGATCACCAGTTACGTTGCCTGTAACGTTTCCTGTGATGTTACCTGTGACAGGTCCGACAAAAGAAGTTGCTGTAACTGTCGTGCCTGTGATAGCCGCTGGAGTTGTTGCACCAATAATAGCATTGTCAATAGCCCCACTATTAATATCAGCAGTCGCCAAGGTAGCATGTCCAGATGTCGATACAGTTGTAAAGCTACCAGCAGCAGCACTAGAAGCACCGATAATAGTACCATCTATATTACCTGCGTTAATATCTACTGTGCTTAATGTAGATGTACCTGTAGCACTCAGTGTAGTAAAGGCACCAGTAGATGCACTACTTGCACCGATTGCAGTACCATCAATAGCACCACCGTTAATATCTACTGTAGTAAGAGTAGTTGTACCTGTAGCAGTTAAGTCTGTAAATGTACCTGCTGCAGCCGTTGTAGCACCGATAGTAGTGTTGTCCATTGCACCAGAGGCAATGTCTACAGATGTAATGTTAGCTGTGCCTAGTGTAGTTACACCTGTTACACCTAGAGTACCACCTACAGTAGCATTACCTGAAGCACCTAATGTAGTAAAACTACCTGCAGCGGCTGTGGTTCCACCAATAGTAGTTCCATCTATTGCACCACCATTTAGATCAACTGTGGTAGCAGTAAGGGTTGTAAATGTACCAGCATTCGGAGTTGTACCACCGATAACTGTATCATCTATTGTACCACCAGACAGGGTAATGGAGCCAATACTTGCAATACCGTTTACATATATGTTCTTATATTTTAGTGATGAAGTACCAAGGTCAATATCGTTATCAGTTACAGGAACAATAGCACCATCTTGAATACGTATCTGTTCTACTGCAGCACTAGATACCTCAGTAAAGATACCTATGCGATTATTAGCTGTATCTACAACAACTTTGTTTAATGCATCAGTGTCAGCAATCAGAGGTACGTAAGCACCTTCAGTAGAGCTACCATCGTGTTTGTGACCTGTAGCAAAAGCAAACGCATCACGAATTGCGTTATACTCTGCATTAACTGGTGCAGCTTTAATAACCGCATTAGCGATAATGTCAGCTACTGATTGACGTGAATAACCTGCCATTTTAAACTAGCCCTTCCACTATTTTTGTCGCCCAGAAGAGAAGTTCTTTCTCTGTAGATTGATGCTTCATAATATTTACCTGTGCACAGACTAACTGAACGTTGTCTTTTGTGTATCCCTTATTGCTGTCAATTCTGTCAACAGAAGCCCTATATTGATCCATCCTACCCTCAAAGTCGCTTTTGAATCTAAACTCTATTCCAGTAATTGAGCATCTTCTATTTTGTTCTTCTAACAGATCAAGTAAAAACTGCCACGTAATATCAAAACCTTTTTCTATTACACTAGCTCTTTTCTTAGCTTTTCTTATAGAGTCTTTAGCCCAGCCTTCATCAGATGATCTATATTCTCTATGCCAACAAGTACTAGAGCAAGTAACTGTATCACTTCTTAATTTACGTCCAGATACAGGGTTTTCTATAGGTTTATTACAACTTGTACAGTACTTAGTTGTCACAGACGATCTCCTACCCCAAAGGTGATCACTAGACCCTGAATACTGTGTGACGCATTGGAATCATTAGTTACGAATTTAAATGATGCTGACTTACCTGAACCTGAAATGTTAGTACGTTTAACTGGGGCAGGGTTACCATCAAAGATTGCGGTGCTATCATATAGTGCTTCGTTATAGTAAGCTGCAGCACCCTCTGTGCTTAAAGTAAAGTTTGTTGGACTTAGTGTGTCTACATCTTCATAATCATACAAAGCAGACATAACGATTGTGTTGTCACCTTCAGCACGTAGATATGTAGCTACAGTATAGAACACTTTACGTTGCTCTGGGTCTTGCATATGAAAGAACGGTGTTTGGAATACACTAAAGATGTCTTCACCATCAAAGTCATTGCCTTGTTCTTGTCTATGCACTTTACCATTTGCATCACCGTGTATAACAAACTCATACTGACCAATGTAGCCACTGTCTGAAGCTGTAGCGGTAATACCTAGCATCTGGCTATACTCAAACTGCAACCCGTTAGGTGTTTGTCTAAAGCCACCGATGATACCTTGTGAGTCTGCTGCAGCAAAGAAGTAACGGAACTGTGTCTTTTGTCGTATGACTACTGCATTCAAACCTTCTAGGTCAATATCAAACACGATGTCAGTAAAGATAGACTGAATGTCTTTTGATACTGTCTCTAGGTTAACGTCACCAATCTTGTCTGTACCACTAATAGGACGTAAGCCATCTTGTGATAAGAAGAGTAGGTCACCACCTATCTCAATAACACTATCTGAAGCCATACACCCTAGATCGTCTGTAACCTCTTGTAGTACAAAGTTAGAGATATTATTACCAACAATTTTACGGATATTGTTACTGCCAAAAATATAAAGTGAATCTCTAAAAGACTTGATAGCTACTATAGAAAAACCTACGTTAATGACACCTGCACCACTGGCTGCACTGTAGTCTGTTTCATCATATGGCGCACTAAAGTATAAGTTTGTTTGTTCATTAGGATCACCTGCTAAGAACATATGATTCTGAAATACTGCAGAGTACTTAGGGTCTGTTGGTGCATCTGCGTGTGTGATCTGTGTATAAGTTGTACCATCATATGTAGCTGCAGGGTTAATGCCATCAGTAAGCATTACCTTTGAACTACCCCAGTTGTACTTAGTGAAGCGTACCTTTGTTACACCTGTCATTGTAGGTGAACCAGAAGTAGTTACTGCAACCCAAGCTGATGTAGCTGTATCCCAGTAGTGTAAGTAGTCTGATCCACTAGAAGGTGTACGACAAGCTAGAATACCATCGTTGACACCATTAGCTACACAAACACCTAAGACGTTACCTGTGCCTGTAACTGTACCGTAGTCGTTACTAAATCCGTTGATCTTACGATAACCACCAGTAACAGAAGGTTCATAATTAATAAGAGCAACTGCTGATCCTGGTTGAGTCTCACCTTGTGACAACACATCACGACTAGTGTTTAGACCGCCTTGGCAGAATACTTTGAAGGATGCTAAGTTATCAGCCATTAACTAACTCTTCCTAAGATAGCATTAGAAGAATTATTTCTTTCTACTACAGTGGATCTAATCCTTAATGGCTCGTCAATAAGAACTCTTCTCATAGACTTAATACCATTCTCAAAGTTTCCTTGGTGCATGGCTGCGCTTTGCTCATTACTACGGAAACGCATCATGTACATCATAGCACCATCAATAAGAACATGTTTGAATCGATCAGGTATAATGGCAACATCATCGTATAAAGTTAGATCTGACGGATATGACCAGTACACATATTCAATTTCGTATGCTGCGTCAGGAATAGGTGTAACACCAAACTTCTCTTCATTTGTTTGATAAACTAATGTAGGAGCAGCTATACCTGAAGAATCTCCTACATCGTCTGATTGTCTATAACGTTGAATATACTCATCATATGTAATGACAGGTAAGTGTGAAGGAACATTCTGAGAGCTTGAAAGCTGTTTGATGTAGAATGTCTCCCAGTCTGCGCTAGAGTAGTCTGAGGGAAAGCTGTACTCTTTTGTACCTGCAGTTAATGTCTGTGTGTAAGTATTCTTTAAGAAAGGCCATTCTTGCCCAGTTTGTAAGATACTTCTAATTGAGTTATTAACAGCATCTTTTGCTAGAGCTTGTACGTTACGTACTGTATCAAAGCCATCACCTGCAGTATCAAGTGTGACTTCGTTTAAACGTCTTAGCAATTCATTTGTTAAAGCAACGTATGTAGCCATCTTACATCTTTCTAGGTTCTATCTGTGTCTTATGGTGTGCACGTTTTACTTCTTCAAAAGTTTTTACTACATGACACTCAATGTGAGTGTAACCATTTTCTACAGCAAACTTATATCTGTTGTTCCCTATTAAACATCTGTACTTCTCTTTAATATCTTGTGGTACAGGTCTACGTTCAAACTTACTTATATCTGTTTGTTTAAAATCTTTATCTAAACAAACTAAGATAGGATGTAACATTCCTTTTAGTTCTATGCTTTTCTTCAGAGTATTCTCAAAAGCATGATCCTGAAGATTATCATTAACAGAGTTTATATTATCTAAAGGAAGTACTATTGTATCAAATATCTTTTGGGAGCACTTTAAAATTTGTTTCAAATCTTTTTATCTCTACATCAAATACTTCAAAGTATTTATTAAATAGGTCTACCCACCATTCCCCTGTCTCTACAATCTTATGGGCATTACTTCCATCCGAAAGTATAGTTATTGCCTCTTTAGTAGAGATATTAAAGAACCCACCCTTCTTAACTAAACTCTGTAAGTGTTTCATTACATTGTCTAGATAGTCTGGTTCAACGTGTTCCATTACGTCACAACAAACTACAAAGTCAGCAGGAGTTGGATCTTTATCCTTCCCTCTAATACCTGGGTCATACTCTTGTATAATATACTCAGGTTTCTTTTTATTCATGTAGACTTTGAACTTACCGTTAGCACATCCGTAGTCTAATATTTCTTTTACTTCTAGGCTCTTCAAAAAACCTTCGTATCTAGGAAGCTTGTCTATACTATGACCACCACCCCACTCGTTTTTAGTCAAGGAGTGGGTGTCATTAAGGACTATTTTGTAATCAGAAGAAACTAGATTCATGTGAGTAAGAGGGCCACCGAAGCAGCCCCCTCCTTTATTTTATCAAGCCAAGTTGTACTTAGCTGTAACCAACGCTTCTGGGCGTAGGATTTTTCTACCGTAAAGGTGCATACCACGAACGATGTCAGCGAATGAATCTGGATCACGGTATGTCTCAGTCTTGTTGATTTGCTCCGCAGTTGCGACAGCAGAATCATGACCTGCAACGATAACACCATAGTTAGTGTTCTGGTTTGCTGTACCTGTTGTAGCAGCACCAGTACCAACTGATGGTAGGTTTGAAGAAGAGTAAACTCTGAAACCATTCCAGTTGTTGATGACTAGACCGTTACGTAGGCCACCTGAAGCACCCCACTCAGATTGTAGGAAACGTGAATCTTCGTCCATCAAGATTTCCATCATGACAGGGTCAATTACGATCCAACGACCATCTTTGTCAACTTGTTGTTGATCAAGTAGACGACCCATACGAGCAACCAACATTGTTGGTGAAACGTAATCTGTTGGTAGTGCAGTTGCACCTGGCAAACGTGCTGCAACAGGGATTGAATGGTCATCAGCACCTGAAGTAGTGATGTTACCAAAGTCACCTTTGTTCAGCTTGTTAGCTGCCAATAGTTCGTCTGAACCTGCAGTTGAGTCAGCTTTTGTGCCGTTAACTGTTGTGTTAACAGTGTCAGCATTGCTGTGCAATGTAGACTGTGCATAACCTGACAAGTAACCTAGAACTTCTTGGTCATGCTGGTCAGCAAGACGATAAGCTGCACGGTTGGTAGCAAGGTTCATGAAGTCGATGTGGCTGTGTGCCTCTTCGATATCATCCATCTTGAAAGCAAAATAGTTAGCTTTATCAACGACTAACGAGAAATCGTCATCACTAAGATCTTGCGCTGCGATGGTAGTGCCACGAGTGTATGCCGAAACCGAAATCTCAGGTTCCTTCATAATTTTCACTGTATCACCTTGGTTTGCGATCTCCCCGAAATATTCGGAGTTCGTGATGTCACCTACAACTGTGCTCTTCCTGAACGCAAGCTGCACTTTTTTCGAGTAGATGACTGGGGAAAAGTTCCCATTTGGCAGGTTGGTATAACCTGAAGCGGATGCAAAAGCCATAGTTAAATCCTCCATGATATTTGGCTTTAAAAAGAAAGCTAAACACCTGAAAGAGGCTGATCGTTTTCTAGGGTGCAGAAAGGTACTCAGTTGCGCAACCGAATACCTACTGGGCCTATACTTGAACAGGTAGTTCTTTGTAGTTTAGACTTTTTGTGAAAAAGTATCAGTAAAGGTAGTCCACAAAGGAGGCTTTACTTAGATACACGTAGTTATATGTAACACTTTTAAAGTGTCAACACTTTATCTGGCAGCACCAGAAATGTCATAGATAAACTTTCCAGATCTCATTGCTTCTGAAATATCATCTTGACGTGACTCAAACTCTTTAGCTGACATTTTAGCTACGTCAGACTCTTTGATTTGGCCTGACACACCTTTAGCATCTATAGAGGTACGAGTTCCTTTTGAAACGGTAGACGCTGCAGCTTTCTTAGTGTTTCTTCTTGCTGCAGGAGTCAAATCGTTATCAACTTTATAAAGATCAATCACACGAATTACGGATGCAGGGTCATCCATGTTTTCATATAGAGCATCTTTAACCCATTTAGGTTGTTCTTCTGCCCAGTTATGAAAGTCTTCTGACTGTCTTAATTCATCAAAGTCATCATGAGACTTACGAATAACATTCTCTGCTTTCATTCGTAGAGCTTCATTATGAGCTTCATCTAATTCTTTCAGACGTTCTTCTGCTTTACTGAACATTTCTTTTGCTTTTTCTGAAGCAATCTTTTCAACAATACCTGCAACGTCTGGGTATTTCTTTGCCCACTCTTCAATGTCTTCACTAGACTTAGGAGGAACAATACTATCTTTTGCTTTACGCTTCTCAAGAGATTCAAGTCTGTTATTCCACTCTTTCTCTTTTTCTTGCATATGTCTACGTAAGTCACCGTAGCGTTTCTTGAAAGACTTCTCTTCAGCACTTAATCCTGCTGTGTCATCGTCTTCCTGTGTTTCCCCTTCCTGGGATGCTTGTTCTTCTTGTTGGGTATCACTTGAGGTTTGTACCTGGGTGTCCTCAGTACTTTCGCCACTGGGTTCACTTTCTTCAACATACTCCTCACCACGAGCTTCTGCCTCTAGTCTAGCAATTTCTCTTTCTTCTTCTTCCATTTTACGCTTACGTTCTGCATGGTTAAAACCACGATCTACAAAACCTGCGTTCTTAGGGGTTGCTTTTACTGCTACATTCATTTTGTTTTCCTTATGTTGGGGCCAGCACTATTGCTGGGTAGCCTTATCGTTACTAGTAGTAGTTATTTCTTTTTCTTATTTTTCTTGTTGGACATTAGACCACCTGAAGCAGCCGCATCTCTCCAGTTAGGGTTTGAAGCACTACCGAAGAATCCACCAGACCAACCTGAAGCTTCTTGAATAGCCCTAGTAGCTTCTCTACTTGCTTCTGCTCTTGCCATGTTTGCTTCGTACTGCTCCCTAATATCATCAGATCCTGACGCAGACTCTGCCCTTTGTTGAGCTGCTTGTAGGTTTGATACTGCTGTGTTAGCTGCTGCAGTCTTTTCTGCTTGTGTCTTAGGAGCAGAAGACGTAGATCCTGATCCTCTTAGACCATCACCCATATCACCTGGTGCAGTAGCACCTGTAGTAGGGGCAGCGTAAGTGCTTGAAGGTGTAAGTGCAGTTTGATCTCTACGTGCTCCACCAAATGACTCTGATAGACTTGGTCCTTGAACACCTGCTTTACCATCAAAGCCTAGTAAGTCACCTAACCAAGTATCTCCAAAGTCTATACCTTTTTTATTGCTAGTTCCTAGTTCTTTGTTTTTATTTGATCTATCAATTAGATTATCAAAGAGGCTCTTTTCACCGCCAAAGATACTTCCTTTACGTTTATCTCCATACTCTTTTTCAGAGATAAGGTTTCTGTCTCTAGCAACTTCTAACATGTTATTATAATTAGAAGCTAGTTGGGAACCAACAAGAGCACCTACTGGAAGACCCATTGTATAGGCTAGAGTTGAACCTGTTCGACCAACAATATTCATACCCTCCAGAGCAACTTTAAGTTCGTCATCTGTCATATCAGCAACGTTCTTAGTAAGCGTTGGTTTAGACTCAGTAGTAAATTTTCTGTAGTCTGTTCTATCGTCAGAGCTATCTGTTGTGCTTGCAGTGGTATCGTCTGTTGTTGTAGTAGTAGTATCAGGGCCAGCAATAGACGGACCTTCTTCTGCAAGTTTAGCGTCTTTTTGTTCTTTGGTCAACCAACCTTCTGCTATCTTATCAAGGTAGTCTTGATAGTCTCTCATCATAACAAAGGACAATACTTTGCCATCTTTGTAAAGTTCTACAATCTGTCCTTCTTCAAAAGGAGTAGTTTTTGTGTCATCACCAAATCCAGTAGGTAAACTACCATCGTTTGTGTAAGGACCAAAGAGTGAAAAACCTAAGCCACCGCCAGTGAGTGGTTCTGATTGAACAGCAGACAGCGCATCAGATGTGGTTCCTGTATCTCCTGCACTTTGGAAGCCAAGAACAGTACCGCCTTTATTCATCATTTGTGGTTGTTGTGGTGCAGCATTTCCTACAGCTTGTGGTGGTGGTTGCATGTTAGGATTTGTACTAGGAACCATACCACCTACATTCATTTCTAAAGCAAGTTCTCTAAGTGCAGCCATCTCTTGTTCTGTTACAGGTGCTTCATTTACTTGTGGTCCACCTGCAGGAACAGGCTCACCGCCAATACGACCATTTGATTCCATTTCTGCTAGGCCACGTTTAGCTTCTTCTCGTAGATCCTCAAAGAATTTTACACCGTAGAATCGAACAACGTCAGCAGGAACTACATACTCACCTTCAGATAATTGTGCAGGAATGTCATCTCTTACTTCTTCAGCCATTGAGCCATTAGGTATATCGTTACCTGATACTGGATCTACACTTAATCCATCATCTCTTAGGCCACCTTCAGCCATGAATGCCATTTCCATTTGTTCGTTCATAACTGCACCACCTTGGTTGTAGTTTTTAATACTTTCTGGATCGTTTTTGTTTAGTAAAAAACTAAATTCTGGGTCATCCCTAGAAACCTTCTTAACGTTCTTTGCTAAGACAAGAGGTCCAACCTGAATAATTTGACTTGCCTCTGTTACTGGCATACCGTCTGCTTTATCATAGAAGAAAGAGTGTCTGAACGGGTTCATACCAACTTGTACCCACTCACTTTCAGGGTCAGCTAATATTTCTTTAGCCATCTGATGTACAGCTTCTGGATCAGCATTCTCGTAGTCACCAAAGATTCTAGCGATAGTTGCTTTACCTTTACCCTTAGCAATGTTGGCAGCACCCTTAGGGTTTGTTTTAAAACTTACGTTGTTCAACACAGCTACTTGACCGTATCCTACAGAAGCTCCTGATAACGAATCATTTAAACCATCGTGAAAAGATACAACCCAAGTATCAAAGTTTTCGTAAGCATTAATATCTAGTCTTGACGCAACCCTTGTACCATCTTCTATGTTTTTAGTTACACCTATAACACCTTTTTTAACCTGATTAGGTGTCAACGAAGATACAATGTCCATTGTAGTAGGAAGCTCAGGAGCTTCTTTAATAGGGACTATAGGTCTAAAACCGTCAGCAAGTTCTAAGTACTCGTTGTAAGTAATCTCGTTTTCTAAGTAAGCTTTCAGACCTTCTTGAAGCTGTGGAGTTCTAACCTGTTTTCTTTTAGGTTTAGAGTTGCGCCACTCTTCTTTCATCTCATCTGTGATACCAAGAACCTCTTGGGCATTCTCTGGTGTATCAGCTAGAAGATCATCCCTAGAAGATGCTACAGGTGCTTCTGACTTATTAGGGGCAAACCCTAGTTTCTCA